CCCGGAAATGAGGCCCGCGGCGGGACCGGTGATGAACGTGCGTACCTCGAAGCTCACGACCCGATCCGGGACGCCAGCAATCGCATTCCCAAGGCCGATGACCGAATCTGCCGCGGTCGCTGCCGTGCCACCGGCTGTCCCCACTGAGTCGGAGAACACGTTGACTTTGCCTTGAACCGTTTCGGCTTCGACACCCACGGCGTTGAGGTTGTTCTCAACCTCGCCATATACCTGTTCGGATATGGCGATCTGTTCTTCGAGTGCTGCCCGCTGTGTCGATGAGAGACCGAGCGAGTCGAGCATGTCCCGCATCCGCTGGATGTGTTGGAGCGCACCGTTTGCGCCCTCTTCGTAGATGCGAACGTAGGCATCCATGACGGCCTGAGCATTCGAGGCGGAAGCGTCGGCGTCGAGTGCGTTGAGTGCGTTCCCGAGACCCTCGATGGCGCTGACCGCACCGCTCCCGCTCTTGACCGAGTTGAGGTATTGCTCAAACTCAGTCCGTGCTTGCTGCATCCGTTCGAGATGCGTCATCGTTGGTGTGATGTCGTCGAACGGATTGTCGCTAGGGAGCTTGTCGACGATTGATTTCGTCTTCTCAGCTTCGCCGTTGAATCCCGACCAGTCTCCTTGCAAGCCACGGACGACATCCGCGGCCTTACCGATGGCCCCACCGAGCGGGTTGATGACGCTCATTAGCGAGCCGAGCCAACTTGGAAGCTCCGTGTCGATCAGGCCACCCACCGCATCGGCGAGACCAGTGACCATGCCAATGAGGTCGCCGATACCGCCAGCGATCACGCTGAGGTCGTCAACGAGATCGGTTCCCCAGGAGATGAGTGCCGCGAGCGGTCCAGCGAGTGCGTCGGAGAGCGATTTGACGAGTCCGTCCCACGCATATTTGAGCGCCTCGATGGAGTCCTCGTCCCGGGCGTTGGCTTCCGCGATACGGTCGGCGTTGGCGACTTGCTGGTTCGCCAATTCGGCGAGGAAGGCTTGGGCGACCTGTGCGTCGGTGGCGGTGCCTCCCAACTGTGCCCTAACGGCTTCGAACGCTCCGACGGAGAGACCGAACTGTTGCGCCGCCTGTGCGTTGCCTTCGATGAGTCCCTGGATGATCCGCAACGAGGATTCGATGTTGCCTTCCGGTGAGAGGTTCTTCCACACCTCGGCCAGCCCGAACGCCATCTCGGTGAGTTGCTCTGTCTCTTGGTATCCCATCGAGGCGAACAGGTTGCGGATTTGCTGAACGACGGGCTTCAACTGAGTCTCGGTCCGCATCGACTGGTCGGCGATCTCTTTGAGGCGGTCCGACAGCGGGGCGATGTGCGAAACGGCCTGTGCTTGTGACAAATCCTGGAAGGCTTTGAACACGAGGTAGATGGCTGCCGCTGCGGCTGCGGCGATGGGACCCAACCGACCGAGCGATGTTGCCATCATCGAGATGCCCTGGACACCACCACGGGACGCCGACATGAGGCCGGAGAACGAGCGGGTCAATCCGGCGAGCTTCTGCCCGGCGTTGACGCCACCTTGCGTCATGTATTCGAGCGCCTCGCCCATCATGCCCATCGACTTGGCACCCTTCTCGGCCTGGGCACCGGCCCTGCCTGTGGCACCGGACAACAACCCTTCGAACTTGTCGACCTCGCCCTGGACGACACCGAGTTGCTCTCCGGCGAGGGCACCGCCTTCTCCCGAAGAGATGGCCTGCATGAGCCGTTCACGTTCTTGGTAGAGGGATGAGAGTGCCTCGGTCAACTCTTCGGCCGAGGCCGCTTCAACGTCGTGGGCCTTGGACGCTTCGAGACCAGCCTGGGCGTGCTCCAACGCTTTCGCCGTGACCTGCGCCTGGACCCCTTCGGCAGTTTGAAGCTGCATCGCGAGGGTCTCGACCGCGGTGGCGTACGCAATCGTCTGGTCTGACGCCTGAACCGTCGCGGTGGCTTGCTGTTGTAGGAGGGCGTTGTAGTCGGCTATCGCGCCGGAGGCATCTCCACCGGCCGCGGTGATGCGTTGGATTTCATCGACCGCTGCGCTTTGTGCCTCCGCCATCGTCTCCATCGTCGCGGTGGCGATCTTCACCTGATTCTCGTAGGTGCGGATGGCGCTGGCGGTGTTGTTGGCGGCTGCGGCTTGACGCTCCGATAGCGCCATCGTCTGCGTCATCGCCGCAGTGAGTTCCTTCTCCGCGGCGGCTGCACTGCGTTCAGCGGCTTCCCGCTGGCCCAACGCAACGATGGACTCTTCGATGGCACTTTTCTGCGCTACGAGGTCTTTGTATTCGCCAAGACCGAGCGACCCGCCCTTGCTGCCCTGGTCAAACTTGCTTTGGATGTCGCCGAGGGTCTTGTTGAGCTTGGCGAGTTCGGTGTCGTAGTCAGTGACAGCCTTTTTCGCCGTGTCGAAGGCAGATTGTGCCTCGGAAAGTCGGTCGGTGGCACCTTTGAGGCGGGTCTCCAAGGATGTCGATTTACCCCCGGCGTCATCGAGGGTGAGACCGAGGGCTTTGACGGCACGGTCGACGCCCTGAGCGGCACGGGTCGCCTCCGCTGAACCCTTCGCTGCGAACTCTATGGTCGCCTTTAGGTTCGCAATTTCCAGGCCCATCGGCCGCTACCTTCCTTGCAGCTTCGCTTCCCGCCGCTGCGTCTCTCGTTCCTCGGACCGTATGAGCGTGAGTGCCATCCAGTCCGTTATCTCCTGAGACGACATCCGTTCGAGCAACTCATCCCGGGTCATGCCACCCAGCATTTCGGTTAGCTCTAGCCGGAATCTGGATTCAGGGTTTCGCCTGAAAGTTCCTCCTTGGCTAGTTGCACGTCGTTCTCACCGAGACCGGAGAGTCGTGCAGCAACGTCGGCGATGGCCGCGATGGCCGAACCTGATTTGGCGTTGAGGGCGTCCCGGTCGGCAGGTTCGAATACCTTCTCACCTGTCTCCGGGTCGTGGACGGTTGCGATCAAGAGGTCGGGGAACCACTTCTCCATGTTGACTTCGCCGCCCGCGGCTGCGCCTTTCAGGAGCTTGGCCCGTTCCTTACCTGACATGCCTCGGACTTCGACCGTGGTATCCCACTCGGGGACCTCCACGTCTTCGGCGATGATGTCGTCCGCTTCGAGAATGGTCTTCCGTAGCTCACCAGCCATCAGAGACTCTCCTTTCGATTACGTTGAGAAGAGGACCGGTCCGTCGAACGTGCAGTTGATGGATTCACCAACAAGCCCGTCCACCGGGGTGCCGATCTGATCCGCCGCTATGCGGACGAACCCTTCGTATTTCCAGCCTTGCGCGTCGTCCACGACAAGCTCAACGATGAATTTCGATTCGGTGTTGAACAGGTCGAAGAATCCCGCATCCGTCCAGTATTTCGAGAGGGTCACGGAGGCCCCGTTGAGGTTCGGCTGGTATTGCTTCCAGCCGCTACTCCCGAATTCGGACACCTCGAACATGTCGCTTTCGACGTTGAGGCTCCATTCACGTCCACCGGAGACCTGAGAGGCGGTGAGCCACTCGATGTCCGCGGTGTACGTCCCGGTTGATGGGTCACCCGTCTTCCATTCGAACTTGCCGTTGACCGGCTGCACGTTGTAGAGGGTGCTTGACACCAGCGACGTGGTGACCCCAACGGGGGCTTCCAGGTACAACGCTGGGGTCGCATCCGGGTCGAGGTGCCGGTGCGCTGTGCTCGTGACCTGGACGAACCCAGCTACCGATGTTGAAGCACCAATGCCGGTGCTCCTGGTTGCGGCCTCGTTGGTCGAGGTCGTCGCCACACCGGATGTGATCCGCAGGTTTGCGTCTTTTCCGGCAATGGGCATCGGCTACCTCCTTACAGCGTGGTTGAGTAGGCGACGGCACCGTCGTATGTGATGTTGGCGTTGAACGCCACGATGCCATCGACGGCCGCTTGGGGCTGGATGCCGGTGATCCACGCCGAGCCGGTGTACCCGTTTTGCTCCGACTGGGAGACCAACAGGTCGAGGGTGGCCGGGTCGGTCGACTGATCCAAGATATGAGACTGAATAGCCTTCATGGTCGTCGAGCCTTCGACATTCCAGTAGCCCGAAATGGTCCCACCGGCACCATTCAAATTTGGCTGGAATTGCTTCCACCCTGAGCTACCGAACGTTGAGATTTCGAACATATCGGCTTCGACGTTCAGGCTCCACTCCCGGAGGTCAGCCACGAGGGCCGGTGTTCCACCAGTAGAGGATGAGAACTTTACGGAGCCGCCTTTTCCTGCGAGCGCCATGTTTGCTTCCTCCGGTTGTTGGCGCTCTAGGCACTCAGCTTGCGGTCATTGTAGGCGGTTAGGTTGAGAGCTTCACGGCATACTTCGAGCCGCATCGCGGGCACTTGACTTCCAGGACCGCCTTGCCCTGTCGTGACCACTTGACGATGAGTCTCCCGCAGTCCCTACACCGGACATCGTCCAGTGGGGGAAATTCGTATAGGGATGCGGTGCTGACGGTGAGAGTCGTCACGACATCTCCTTAGTAATTTGGAAATCAGCGGTCACGATGTCCCGCTCTAGCTCGTCTCTTCCCATGTCGGTCGGCGAATTGATCGGTTCAGCCGTCAACCACATGGTGTTCTGCGTCGAACCCGACGCCTTCGCAACGTCGAGGTTCTTGATTTTGAAGAATGCGTCCCATACGACCTGACAGTTGTCGCGGGCTGTCTCGTAGTAGGGAGCACGGGACAGCACTTGAAGGCGGGGTCGCTCAACCACGGGGACATCGGCTGCCAGTCCTGCCAACGGCGGAGCGCCTCCGGGTTCGTACAGCGAGACGGCCACGTTGGGAACCTCGGGCGGCATGAAGTTGAGGTAGACCGGAACCTTCGAACCGGTGCTCGTCGGCGCGCGGAACACCGTGGTATTCGCCACCAGGTAGACGAGGGCTTCGTCGAGTATCGCCATCAGCCTGCCGCCAATCGTGCTCGTACCTTGGCTGCGAGGCGGGCATCCATGCCTTCGACGGCGTCCAGAACCGGGCCTTCCAGGTACTTGTATGTACGGCCCGGAGCGTGACGGAACCGCAGACCCTCTTCGCCATCGCCATCGCCTTCACCGGGTGGGGGTGTCTGATGCTGGATGATCGAGTATGCCGACGCCGCGCCACCGTATCCGATAGCGACGTAGCCGTTGAGGCCGGACTGTTGAAGGTTCACGCCAACGGCGTCGGCTGATGCACGGAGCGTCCCGAACCGGAGTGGCACGATCTCCTGCGACTTGGCTTTGATCTCTTCCATCTCTTCGTAGATGGCACCGGCCAGGGCGTCACTCCCACCCTCGACAACACCGACGATGAGGGGAACGAGCGACTCGCGGTTAGGTTTGGCGAAGCCCTTCAATTCGATCTTGCCGTCTACCCAGGGCATCATCCACCGCCGAATCGTACGACGTTGTGGTGGAGACCCTCGTCGTCCCATACCTTCGAGATGGACTTGACGTTGCCCTCGGTTCCGTCTTCGAGGATGAAGCGGTCGAGGGTGTTGAGGGGACTGGTGGATGCGACGTAGGCAGTGACCTGGTCGACGACTTCTTCGCTGAGTCCTGCCCCCATCTTCGTCGGCTCGTATTCACCCCTATAGCGATAGGTCGTGGCCGAGGTGGAGTACACCGGTTCGCCGTAATCCGTCCACGACGTGAAGCTGTACACCGACATGGTGGATGGCATCATTGTGAGGAATTCGGCTTCAAAACTCATGAGGAATCCGAGTAGGTGTAGGGCGTTTCCGTCCCAGGGTTGTCCATCATGCCGCGGTAGAAGTACGGTTTGTCGAAGTCGTCTTCCTCCGAAGTCAATTCCTTGTCGGACTTTGAGATACCGCCCGAGAACGGCTGGATGGCCGACCCGAGACCCTTGCTCGCCTGAGCGTCGAGGGCCTTGGCGATGTCGAGCCACCTCGTGGCCCGTTCCGAGTAGGTGAGGGTGAGCGAACCAACCGTCTTCGACGCAAGGCTATCCGACGCCTCTGCCGCCTTCGCCCGGGCACCGTTCGCCGCGGCGCGGTAGACGTTGGGCTGTTCCTCTACGAGCCACTCGATCTCGGCATCCTGGAACTCCGCATTCGCCGTGGAGGTGTCACGCAGGAGGAACCGCACCGCGTCGCGGGGTGTTGACGACGGGTCCCCCGAATAGGTGACCGACATGTCTACCTCCCGGCGACAAAGATTGAGATGTCCTCAGTCGTCCCGGTGAGGGACAGGTTTACGCGAAGGTTGGTGAAGATGTGGGTGGACGTGGACGTGATGAACGTGCCGGTCGTTCCGGTCCTGAACGTCGTGGCCGCGACGGCATTGACGAACCCCACTCCGTCGAGAGAACCCTGGACGGAGACGGTCCCGGTCACAGCGGTTGTTGCGCTAACGACCTGGGCAGTGATGGCCTGGACTGGATTGATTGAGGCCACGGATGAGACTCCGGTGGCGGTTGTGGGTCCGATGAGCCGTAGCGCACCATCCCCGAAGTTACGTTTGACCATTGCCGTCGCCTCCTATGCCTTCCATTGTCCAGGCACGTAGCCAATACTGGGTGTCCTCCAATGCGCCGAGCACCTGGTGGAGCGCCGCCTGAACCTGGTTGGCCTGGCCTTCCAGGTTTGCTTTGCGTTCCGTGAGTTCCTTCTGGCGGTTCACCATCTTGGTACGCAGCATACCGCCGGACTCCACGCCGTAGAGGAATGGTGCCTTCAAGAGATCGCTGGTATCGGGGATGTGGACGTTGACACCCATGCCTCTGGCCCATCCGACGAAGTATTCACACGAGGGGCGCTGGTGGCCGTATTCTGAATCTTGGGCCATGTCAACCCCGAAGACGCCAACATTCTTGCGCCCTTCGTACAGGGCGTGGGCGATCATCCACGACACGGTGTTTGTGAAGTATTTCCCAAACATCGCGAGGACTTCGGTCTTCGGGTATGGAACTGCGTTGGGAATCTCATCGCCGTACTTCTCGATGTGCTCCGGCCACATGACGATGGGGAGCTTCGAGCCACGGAGCCATCCGATATGCTCATCACGGTCGTCCTTGTGATGCTCGTCGATGTCGTGTAGCTGGTACCACCGGTCGAACGGCTTATCTACTGCGAGCTTGTGCAGGGCGTTCATACCCCACCTCTCGGCAGTGTCATCCCACGGCGTTTCTTGCCATGACGGAGCGAACCCCACGATGTACACCGTGGGGTTCTGGACCTCACCGGCTGGCTGGCGGCTCTTAGAGCGGGTCTTTGTAGCTGTCATGTTCCTGGACTTTAGCGGAATCCCCTAAGCGGAGAAGGTCACACCTGTCGATTGTGCCACTACCGCCCATTCGGACGTGCTGGTGGCAACCAACTGGATGTGCTTCTCGCCGGTACCGGTCGAGAATGTGCAGGTCGCATTCGTCGAACCGAAGAACGTGACCGCTGTTGACGCCCCGGTGAGCACGACGCTGTCCGTCGTCCCGAGCGTCACGGCCACATACTTGTGGACCCCACCGGCCGGGGCACCCTTCAAACCGAATGCGTTGGTGCCGACGGTCGATGCCGCTGTGATCGTGGTCAAACCGAACGACTCGACGGCCGTTCCGGTGCTCGTTGAGGTGAGAGCCTGCACCTTGGAGTAGGACCCCGCCGTGTCGACCTCACGTAGCCTTCTTTTCTCGTAGGCCATGTGCTATTCCTCCTGTGCCTTGTGCATCTTGGTTATGTGCCCTTGGAGGTTGCGGTATGGACCGCCACCACACACCGGGCATGGTTCCCCTTTGTCGGGGGAGGGGTTCGACTTCTGTGCTTCCTTCGCTGCCTGATTCGGCGTCACCGCTTCGAGGTGTCTGAGGCGCACCATTGAGTCGAACCGTCCGGGGCGGATGGAGTCGACCACGCTCTGAGGGATCGTGTCCCCCGGAGCGTAGGTCTTCCCATCAAGGTTCATCCGCCGCCGGACGAGATACGGCATGGTTAGGAAGTCGCTCCTGAGTAGAAGTAGCCCAACTCACTCGACACGACCTTCTGGTCGATGGCTTCCTCGGCTTCGACCCGATCCGACTCGATCCACTCCATGCGGAACCGCTTGATGCGGATACCGTTCTTCCCGGAGCCGAACAGTCCGCTCCACGAGAACGTGTAGCCCGCTGCCGGGGTGTTGAGACCCGGGCTGGGCGGCACGTACATGAGAAGGGCGTTCTTGCCCAGGTTGAAGTCGTAGGCGGCTGTCTCACCTTCCGCCGACGTGTTCTTGACAGACCACGCAACGTAGGTGTTCTTGACGCCGATGAGGGACGAGATCAAGTCCTCGGACACGACACCCTTTTGGGTCCACTTGATGCGATCCAGATAGTCGGGATGATCTTGGAGAACGTCCCAAACCTCTGCCCCGAGGACGAGAGTGTTGGGCTTCAACGCCGTGGTCTTCGCCATCGAAATGACGCCGTCACGGAGGTCCCGGATGGGATCGCTGTTGGCGTAGTCGTCCCAAACGGTGAAGTTGGTCCCGCCGGTACGGTCGGTACCCCACACGCCGGTCGTGAAGTATTCGCTCACCCACGCCTGTTCCCGGCGCTGCAACATGTGCTGCGTCACGAACTCGGTGGCGTCCCGATCCATCGTGATCGGCGAGTCTGCGTTCGCCCGGACCTGATCGCTCAGGTTGCGGTGAACGGCATACACGTCACACGAGAAGTCGTCGGTGCCGACTGCGTAGCCGGACCCGGCGCTCTCGGAACCAGGGCCACGCAGTTGCGCGTCGCTCTTGAACCAGTATGACCGGTCATAGGTGTAGAACTTATCCGAACGATTTTGCACCCTCACGGTGGGAAAAACGCGGTCGGCGATGAACATGTCGGCCTTCTGGCTGAACCTCACGGAGAGGTCGGTCAGGGGTCGGTCTACATGTACATCGGATAGCGTGGGTTGTGGCATTTATGCCTCCTGTACGCTCCGACGCTCATCGGCGTTCTCTTTCTTCATGTGCTACTTCGGGCCGGGGTTAGCCGGTGCTCCCGATGTCTTGCAGGACCATCGTCAGGACGCGACCGGTGGAACCGGACGAGCCGTAGATGATGCGTCCACGGATCATGTCACCAGAAGCCACGACGTTCGCCTTGGCTGAGGTGCTGTTTCCGACCAGGTCGCCAGCCGACAGGGTTGATCCCTGCGCCACGATCTTGGACACGCCGTCGATCATGATGGACGCGGCCTGGTCTTCGGTGGGCTTGTTTTGGAGGATGCCCAGCACGTTGCCATCGCCGGTTGAAAGGATGGCGAGTTCCGCCCGCCCATCACTAGCGACACCAACGAAGTGGAACTGCCCCGCCGAAAGATCGGTGGATGCAGCCAACGTGATAGTTC